TAACATAACATTTCGCACAATAATACTTTGAATTTTGTATTAAAGATGCATGATTTTTACAGTTTATTATATCACATTTAGTCATTGTGTTTTAATGAAGCTATTTGAAATCCCCAAGCCCAATGTGTATTCTCATCGAAGTCTACTATAATATTTCTTTCTTCTGCTAATCTCCAATCAATACTGTGGACAAGTGTTCCTTCTTTACTTCCGTTTTCTTCGTTGACTTGTATTGTTTTAACTGTGACTTTTTGTTGCGGTTTTGTACCCCAACTACCACTCCATAAAACTTCGTCTCCTGTTCTTAATGTAGACATTCTTTTCCTCCTGCTTTCGCAATTAACTGTTCTAGTTTAGATGCCCAAAGCTTTTTAAACTCTGGGTCTTGTGCTTTTATAGCTGCTTCTCTCAAAGCAACTGCTCTTTTACAAACATCATTCATCTTCTTCGTCCTCCTTAGGTACTAATTTTAATGTTGGTTTTTCTTTGTGACTGTCAATAAGTTTTTTAAATTCATCATCTAATTTAAAATCTACTACAGGAAATAGTCCTTCATCATCCCAGGTATCTATAATTAATTCATTAGTAGAATCATCAATATAAACTACCCTTCCATTTATAGTTATATAAACTACATCACTATCTACAACTTCTATCTTCATTAATTTAAACCCTCCACAA